TAAGAAAGCCAACGAGAGAAACCACAATAGTATCTATGACACGAATATTTATGGACCGAAGAGCGACATCATTGTCTCTGCTTTGTCACGCGAAGTTCCAAAAGTAGAGTTCTATCCATCCAACCCGCAATGGGCACCAGATAAAATCGCAGCAGAGGAAGCAAACCGCTTCAAAGACATCTGGGCGAGAAACAACAATTTACATGACCTATTAGTTCAATGTGCCAGAATCTTCTGGAACGAAGATCGTGTCCTAATGTGGACCCGTTATGCCCTTAACGGACAGAAGTATGGCTTTGAAGAAGATAAAGGAACTCCCACAGTTCCTGAAGACATGCTCAATCCGCCTGATGATTCTCCAACAGGGCAAGAAGGACAAGAGGACTTTTTAGAAGTCACGGAGTCCGTAGCAGGAAGTGGAGATAGCATTGAGGGTTTACTTGCAGAGAGTGGAGTAGGCAACGGTGGGAAAAAACCTCTCGGCATGGAAGTTACTACAGTTCACGGAAAGTTAGATCACAAAGTTCCAATATCCGTTGACAACTTCTCTGAAATGACGTTTGTGCAGTTGATGCTAGACTATGACGTTGCTTTGGTTCGCGGTATGTTCCCTTGGATTGCAAGCAAGATCAGTCCCGGTACAGACGGACAATCTGCAACGCAACTTGACCGCATCGCCCGTGAAAATGTACGTCAGGCAGTGCTTGGCGCATACGTTACGGGAGACTCGTTGAGTCGCCACACCACGGTGAAGTATACGTGGATGCGACCCTCGATGTTCTTAGATGGTTCAGTTGGTGACAGCGAGAAAGCGGAACTTCTTGAAGCATTCCCAGATGGAGTGCTGCTGGCACGTGCTGGACAAGAGTACGCATTCTCACGCAATGAAAAAATGGATGAGCACCTAGTCATAGGGCATCCATGGGCAGGCAAAGGGCAAAACCGCAGAGCATTAGGTACGGCTCTTATTTCGGTTCAGAAGAGAATCAACGATTGGGTTGACCTTTTGGACGACTTCTTCAAGCGTACAATTCCTAAGAAATGGATGAACGCTGAAGCGTTCGATATGGATGCCATAAAGAATGAACCTAATGTTCCCGGCAGTACTGGTCCATTCGAACCGCAACCCGGCCTTACTACAGAATCTCAGTACATCATGGTAGAGCCAACGCCGCAGCATCAACCTGCGTTGCCTGACTTTATCAAATGGTTCATCACAACACTATCCGAAGAAATTTCAGGTGCTCTACCTTCCTTGTTTGGTAACAACACACAGGAACCAACAGTAGGAAGTTCGGTCATACAGCGCGATCAAGCGTTGCAGCGCGTAGGATGTCCTTGGAATAACGCACAGGACATGTTTGCAGTTGCAGCCTCGCAAGCCGCAAAGTGTGCAGCCGAATGTAGAGACGGAAAAGAAATCACGCAAAACTTGGGGCCGGAACGTGGAAACGTTTCAGTCAATACAGCAAATCTGCTTGGTGGCAATGTTCTCTGTTATGCAGAGAGCAATCCATCCTTACCGGAAACGGAAGAACAAAAAGCAGTGAAGATAATGACTCTGATAGACAAAGCAAATCAGAACCCAGCATCTCCGCTGTCGCAATGGATATTCAGTCCATCCAACTTAGAGGAAACTTCAAAAGCGTTCCGAATGAAGAACTACAAGGTAGCAGGTGCATCCTCTGTTACTAAGCAAAGAAGTGAATTTGAAGTATTACTGCGCTCTGGCCCTATGCCAAATCCTAAACTTGCTCAAATGCAAGAAGGAATTACGAAGATAAAAACAGAGATGTTACAGCATGCTGCTACGGGTGGTCAAGTACCTCCCCAAGCGGCAGCAATGGTGCAACAAGTAGAGCAAGGTATGCAGTCCTTACCTCAGCTAATCAGCACGATCCCTGTGGCGCAGGATGAAAGTGAAAACCATTTGGTGGAAGCTAATGAATCCTTTGAGTGGATGAACTCCACGGAAGGGCAGAAGTTCAAGTTCGGTAATGCAAAACAACAGGCAGGTTATGAAAACATCCACTTACACTGGACAGAACACGTAGCAATGGTAAAGAAGATCGCCGCCGCAAATCAACCTCCGAATAAACCACCGTCCGAGTCGATCTCGGCAGACATCAGCAAAATGCCGGGGCCAGTAGCGGTGCAATTGCTTGCTAAGATGGGCGTACAGAGCACCCCAGCCTTATTCGAGCAGCAGCAAGAAACGGCGTTGAACCATGCTGTGGCTAAGAAAGCAATTCCAAAGGCACTAGAACAACCATTGCCAGAACAACATCCAGCAACTTAGCGGTTGCTGAGTAGAGTAGGGAGCAGCCTGATACTGCTCTCTACTCGCCTTTATCAGGAAGGAACATTATGCACGATAAAAGATTGGGACCAGACCTTACAGGTTTAGTCGTTGGAAAGTTGACTGTAGTTTCTATTTCTCATAGAGACTCTAAAAGAAATCAACTTTGGAATTGTATATGTGAGTGTGGAAGAACCACAGTAGTACGTAGAGGTAATCTTAGAGGTTCAGGCGCTACCCAAAGTTGTGGATGTCTAAGATACACACACGATGCTGCTGTAAAGAGGTTATTTCAAACCTACCAAAATAATGCTAAGCGAAGAGGGCATTCTTGGGAGTTAACAGAGGAGCAGTTTAAGAGTCTTATACTTTCTCCTTGTTATTATACAGGAAGACTTCCTAGTATGCATCTAGAGAGGTCAATGGATTCCTGCATATACAACGGAATAGACAGATTAGACAGCTCTAAAGGATACACAGAAGAAAACTGTGTACCTTGTTGTTCAGAAGTAAACTATGCAAAGCGCATAATGTCGTACTCAGACTTCATACAACTTTGCAAAGAAGTGACTCAGAAAAACTCAGAAATAGAAAAGGACTCACAATGAGTGACGCACTAGTAGATTTTGCCTCACTAGACTCAGCAGCGGCAGCCGTAGAGACTGCCGTTGAAACACCAGTAGAGGAAACAACTGTAGAGACGCCAGTAGTAGAGACGCCCGCAGAAGAAACACCCGTTGAAACTCCAGCGGAGGAAACAGAGACTCAGACTCACAATGCTGACGGTACGGAGAAAACACCGGAACAGCAAGCAGAGTTCAAGAAAATAGCCGCTGCAAAAACAGCGTCTGACAAAGCATTAGAATCAACTCCTGCAAACGTTCGCAGCGTACTGAAGTCGTTACGAGATTCAGACCCTAAGAATGCGGCAGTAGTAAAAGAACTACACGGCTCGTTCGAACGATGGAATGCTGCAAAGCAGATATTCCCTAAGGGCGTTGCCGAAATGCAAGAAGCCAAGGCGTTCATCGACTCAGTAGGTGGACCAGACGGCTACCAAAAAATGCAGGACATGATCAACACTGTCACTGCAACTGATGAATTGTTATACGCAGCCGATCCAAAACTTTGGGACAACGTGATTGAAGATTTGAAAGCCAACAATCACCCCGAAGCACTCGGTCAACTTGCTCCATCGTTCCTTGCAAAGTTGAAAGCACATGATGCCAAAGCCTATTATGATTCTTTCCAACCTCATTTCTTTGAAGGGTTGAAAGAATGTAATATACAAGGCTTTGTGACTAAGTTCAATGAAGCATTATCTGCAAAGAATGATAAAGGTGAAGTTACTCCAGACATCAAGACCATTACAGGTTTGGTGAAAGGGATTTCTGATTGGTTCAAAGGTCAAGAGGATGAAGCGAAGTCCAAATCTACTACTCCAGTAGATACCCCAGAACGTAAGAAGTTCCTTGCAGAGAAGGCTGCATTTGAAAAAATAAAGACCGAAGATGGTGTAAAGCAGCAGAAGGCGTATGAAAACTCAGTTGCCGAGGATTGCGAAAAGAAGAACAACAACATCCTTGGTAAAGCCCTCGGCGTGTTTTTGAAGATGCCCTTCTTCAAAGACTTCCAATACGAGTCTAAGGTTGATCTTGGAAACGGGATAAAAGACCGCCTGTACGCTGCACTGAAGGCCGATAAAACATATCAGACGCAGATGAGTGCACTGTGGAAGCAACCGCGCACTGACGCTAACAAGGCTAAGATGGTGCAGTATCACGAAGCCAAATTGCAAACGATTGCTACGGACATTGTTACAAAGACAGTCCAAACGCGCTACCCCGGTTATGCTAAGGGTGGCTCAGCCGCAGGCAAGGCAGCAGCCGCAGTGGTGAAGAAAGCAGATGCTACGAAAGCCGCAGCCACGTCGGTTACCTCAGGCAAGCCAATTTACGTTGCAAGCCGTCCAACTGATCTTGTCCGTGACCCTATAAAGGTCAATGGAAAAGATTACTCATCGTCCGATCTCGCTACTCTACAAATTCTTGGTAGAGGGTTTGTGAAGACCCCAGATGGCAAAGGCTTCAAGTTTGTGACTTGGAGAAAGTAGACTCAGGAGAATAAATGCAACCACATCAAGAACGTGTTGTAACAGAAAAGAAAGAACTGGACGAGAAACTAGAAAAGTTGCTATACTTTATTGACAACGGTAATGGAAAGTTCTTTTCTACACTCGTTACAGAAGAGCGACAACGATTGACTACTCAGGCACGGATTATGAGGGAATACTCTGATATCCTTGCTGATCGCATAGCAGCATTCTAAACATCTCACGCCTTGATCAGCGTGGGCTAGTGCATGGGAGAGGCCCGAACCTCTCCCTGCATGACCTTTCGGGAGGTAGTAATGAATGGCTCGACGAGCGCAACGCTTATGTCTAACCAAGGTTCAAAGAATCCCAGACTTCAGTCTGGGAGCATCAACTTGAGCTAGAGTGGAGGGAACATGTCATTCGCAAGATTCGACACATGGGAACGATCCACGATGGGACCAGCAGCGGCAGGAACGCAGGTCTACATAGCAACCCAGCCCGTAAACGCAAATATTGTTGTTGGAAAATCCATTGGCTACAACCCTACACCTGTGGTGCAACTTTATTCGGACCCCGAAGGCCAAAACCCAATTTCTCAGCCTTTGTCTTGCGACGGCTTTGGACATGCCTACGCTTATTGTGTGGCTGGCACGTATACGGTAATCACTGTAAATGCAAACAGGATTCAACATGTTCTGTATGACCAACTCCTAAGTACCTCAGT